TGCAATGCCAAGTAAAACTGCAATGACAAAGCCTGCAGTTCCTATAAGTATTTGTTCTAATCTTTTTAATCTAGCGTTGATTGCTTCGTAACGCAAAGCACAAACTGCTTCGTGAGAATTTAATCTTGCTTCATTTTCATCAATAGTAGCCATAATCATGCCTTGTAATACTCAAGATTGTTTATAAGCCTGTCATTGGCAGGCTCTAGGTCAACTGCTATCTTGCCATGTCTTATGGATTCTTCTTTGTTACCAAGATGATACGCTGAAATTGCAATTAAGTCATGTGGCTTTGCACCCCAAACTGCAGGGTCCATTGTGTAAACCAATTCTTTATCTTTAATCTCTAATGACCTTGTAGCAGAATCAAAACACTCTTGCCATTCTCTCTTGAGATAACATGAATGAGCAAGTTCTACCCAAGGCTCTCTAGTATTAGGTGCTTCTGCACAAGCCTTGCGATACCATTCTCTGCCATCTTGACCCATAGCATCATAGGCTTTGCCAAGTAAACGCATGGCATAGCATCGTTCATTCTGCCAAGTCGCTTCAGGCATAGCCAAATAACGATTAAGAGCCACAATAGCATCTAGCCATTTGCTATAAAAGGTTAGTTCCCTTGCGTAATAGAACGCATTTCTAGGGCATCTTGGATCTTCTTTAACGCTTACCTCTAATAGATCAAGGTATTGACCACGAGATTTTGTAGGGTCAGGTTTGTGTACAACCAATAATTTATCAGTAAAAGCCCATACTTCATTGGTCCGAATATCAGGAACAGGATACTCATGACAAGGGTGATGCCAATGATAGCCTTTACGATGGTGAATTTTTTCGTAATAGAAAGCAATGCCACACCCCCAATCAAACTTATAGCGTAAACGAGTTGTATCTTCTTTCCATACTTTTTCTATTTCTTCTCGCCAACCTTCTTGCAGTTCTTCATCTAGGTCTAGACTAATACAAACATCTATGTCTGCAGGAATTAAACAAAGTGCCACATCTCTAGCAATATCAAAACGCCAAGGCATAACAGAAATGGAATGAACAGTAGCCCCATATTTTTTGGCTTCCTTAACAGTATTGTCAGTCGATCCTGTGTCTGCTATTAAGACCATATCAGCATCTTTAGCAGATTCACAGAATCGTTTTACAAATTGTTGTTCGTTTTTTGATATTGCATAAACTGCTATTTTCATATTTTGTCCTATTGTTTATTAATAAACTAAATCTACTCGTGTTCCTGCAGTTAATCCTGTTGCAAATACAACCTGTGTTCCACTTGTTACAGTTACATCTGAACCATTGACCATACGCACACCATTTGCAAACACATTAATCTTGCCTGATGTGTAACTTGCAGAAGTTGTAAATGTAGTCTGTGATGCACTAGCAGTAAAGATGTCATAGTTCACAATACCTGTGCTACCTGTAGGTCCTGTCGGTCCTGTATTTCCTGTTGGTCCTGTTGGTCCTGCATTCCCTTGAACACCTTGAATGCCTTGCGTTCCTTGAATGCCTGTAGGTCCTGTAGGTCCAATTACACCTTGCGTTCCCTGAGCACCTGTCGGACCAGTAGGTCCTACTGCACCCGTAGCACCTGTTGAGCCTGTAGGTCCAGTTGGTCCTACGACACCTTGTATGCCTTGAGGTCCTGTTGGTCCTGTTGGTCCAATGTCGCCTTGCACACCTTGAACCCCTTGAATTCCTTGTGGTCCTGTAGGTCCTTGAATACCTTGACTGCCTGTAGGTCCAGTAGGTCCAACATCTCCTTGTGGTCCTGTAGGTCCTACTGCACCTGTTGTGCCTGTTGGTCCAGTTGGTCCAACTGCACCCTGAGAACCTGTTGGTCCTTGAATGCCCTGAATACCTTGCTCACCTTGAATACCCTGAACTCCTTGAGGTCCAGTAGGTCCAATATCTCCTGTAGCCCCTGTAGGTCCAGTAGGTCCAACGCTTCCTTGGCTACCTGTAGGACCTTGTACTCCTTGAATACCTTGTTCGCCTTGGATACCCTGAATACCTTGTGGTCCAGTTGGTCCTGTATTACCAATGTCGCCTTGTGGACCAGTAGGTCCAATTTCGCCTGTTGGTCCAGTTGGTCCTGCTACTGTGCTATTTGCACCTGTTGGTCCTGTTGGTCCTGTTGCACCTGTAGGTCCTGCAATGTTGTAAGCAATAGTAGTAACAATATGAGATTGAGAATTACTTCTCATGTGCAAAGATGCAGTTGGCGTTCCTGCTTGTGATTGCACATAAACATTAACTAATATACGACTGCTTGTAGATGCTAATGTAGAAGTTGGAACATATAAATCATATTCATACAAAGAAAGAGTTGAGTTTGTAACAGATGTTCCACCTGCATAATCTCCACTTGCAAGAGTTTGCAATACAGTTGTGCCATCAGATGCTACTTCTTGAATAGTAGTCCAAAATCTAAATGTGTTACCATTTACATTATGTTGCATCCAAGCATACAATTCCCACAATCCACCTACAAAAGAAGTGTTATTAGGAACTCCTGCTTGCGTTACAAATGAGCCAAGCAAAACAGGTGTGCTTGCATTAGTACTTATTGAAAGATCAGTTTGAGCCCCTGTATTTGGAACTGCAAGCAACGCATAGGCTTGTGGTCCTGTAGCAGTTGCACCATCAAGAAATAGAGTTAAGCCTGTAGAAGAACCTTGTGGTCCTGTCGCCCCTGTAGGACCAGTTGGACCTGCATTTCCTTGAACACCTTGTTCGCCTGTCGGTCCAGTAGCACCTACGCTTCCTGTAGGACCAACATCTCCTGTAGGACCAGTAGGACCGACATTGCCTTGAATACCTTGAACACCTTGTGGACCAGTAGGTCCTGCTTCGCCCTGAATGCCTTGAGGTCCAGTAGGACCTGTATTACCTTGGTTGCCTTGAGCACCTGTAGGACCTTGAATACCTTGTTCACCTTGTATGCCTTGCACACCCTGTGGACCTGTCGGACCAATATCTCCTGTTGCCCCTGTCGGACCAGTAGCACCAATATCCCCTTGACTGCCTGTAGGACCTGTAGCACCAATATTGCCTTGTGGACCTGTCGGACCTGCGACACCTTGCAATCCTTGTGAACCAGTAGGACCTACTTCGCCTTGTATGCCTTGTTCGCCTTGAATGCCTTGAGCACCTGTAGGACCTGCATTGCCTTGTAAGCCCTGTTCTCCTGTAGGACCAGTTGGACCTGCTTGAGTAGATGCTTGACCTTGTGGACCAGTTGGACCTGTAACAGATAATCCTGTAGGACCAGTTGGACCTGCTTGTGTAGATGCAGGACCAGTAGGACCTGTATCGCCTACATTGCCTTGTGGACCTTGTATTCCTTGAGGACCAGTAGGTCCACCAACACCTTGGCTACCTTGATTACCTGTAGGACCAGTAGGACCAGTAGGACCTGCGACTGTACTTGCTGACCCTGTAGCACCCGTTGGACCTGTCGGACCAGTACCACTAGGACCAGTAGGACCTGTAGCCCCTACACCTGTAGGACCTGTTGGACCTGTTCCTGTAGGACCAGTTGCACCAGTTGGACCAGTTGCACCTGCAACACCTGCCGAACCTGCCGAGCCTGTAGCACCTGTAGGACCTGTAGGACCACCAAAAGCACCTGTTGGACCTATTGCCCCAGTTGGACCTGTTGGACCACCTGCAGGACCTTGAGGACCTGTAGGACCAATAATGCCTTGATCGACAATTAAAGTAACTTGATTAGCGTTTTCGTATGAGATAGTTGGCATGGCAATTCCTAATTATTGACTACTGCATCTGAACGAATCAGGAACAGTAAAAAGACGATCATATCGTTAGCAGGTGTGTTTCCACTTGCAGGAAAACTAATTTTTATACGACCTGAAAACCCTACAGGGTTTACATCGTTAATATCTAGTTCAGGATCACCTGCTATTACATTCCATGTTGCTTGATTTATGACAAGAGTAAATGTGCCATTTGCAGGAATAATATTTGTAATAGTTAAGGCTACAGGGCTTGGTGGTGGATTGATGTCTGCAATATCAAAAGTAAGCCCATAGCGACTATCACGCACATTAGACAATGTTCTTCTAATAATTTGTGCATCTATTGTTGCACCTGTTAAATTTACAGGTGTAATAGTTCCATTGCAATCATCACTATTACTATTGCCTAATGTAATATTCCAATAAGTGTTTTGGTTATAGACCAATTCACCTGCAATAATTTGATTGTCAAACCCACTTACCTGCGTAAGTGTATTTTTGTTAAAGACTGCCATGATTTCTCCAATTCTCGGTTAATAGGGAATGGCACTCCACTCACCCACGAATCATGTCTTGTTTTTTATTTATTTTATTTCTTCTTTCTCATTTTGAACAGGCATCCATTTACCTAAATAACCCATAACATCATTACGATACCGAACTTGCATTTCTAATGTGCCATCTTGTTTTTGTAATGTCCTAAACTCAGGCACACTATTTGGATAAATTCTGCCTTTACAATATTCAGTTTGCATTTGTAGGTGTTGGCTCAAAATCAATAGTTGGTGAAATTGGTGCTACATAAGGTGCTACTTCACCAAACTCACCTGCTTTTGCACGATTAAATAAATCACGACCATGTGATTCAGGGTCATAAGAACAAGCACCAAAAGGCATTTCTTCTACAAATTCTTCCCATTTAATAGTTAAATGAATTGTTGTGCCTTCTTCATTGTTATAAATTGGGTCTTTAGCGTATTCAAGTGTAAACATATATTTTCCTTAATTAAGAAACTCGGCAAGCAATACCAACTACATATGAAGCATTATAACCAGCCGCCATCCATCTCCATGTTCCTGATAAATTATTAGAAAAAACTGGATTAGCATAAGCCCCTTCACTAAAACCATTTGGGAAAAAAGATACTGACCTCATTTGCCCTTGCCCACTCCCTGCCGCATAAGTTGAACCAGAACTAAGCGTGGGATTGCCAGATATGGCATCTGAACCAGCCTGAGCATAACTACCAACGCTATTAAATGATGGGCAAGCAACACTTAAAGTTCCTGATGTTGTAATAGTTCCACCTTGCAGTCCATTACCTGTTGCTACAGAAGTTACTGTTCCTGAGCCTGATGCAGATACAGTAACTTGTGTTCCTGCAGTAGATACACTAATACCTGATCCTGCCACTACTGTATTAACAGTATTAGTAGTTCCTGTTCCACCATTGGCTAATGGTAAAGTTCCTGTCGCATTAGTTCCTACATTCAGTTGCCCCGAAGTATTAACTGCATTTGCGAGTATTGCTAAGTTATATGCTTGTGTCATTTAAACTGCCCCTGTTCTTGCAAAGGTTTGATTGACCATAATATTTAATATTGTATCGGGAGAATTGGTCAAAGTATAGACCCCCGTACTTGTTGTAAAATCCGTTCCCTGCTTTAAACTGACCCCATTATGATAAAGATTAAAGGCTAATGGGTCAAAATTAAAGAAGTATTGAGTTTGCCCAATAATAGTATTAAACACCACATTTACAGGGTTTCCATTAGGCGTTCCTAAATTATTAGGAGTCCATTGATAAACGACTACTTTGCCTGTAAGGGTAGATGGAAAATCGGTAATAACTTGCCCGACTATGTTGTAATCCTGTTCATTTAAAACTGTGCCATTAATAAAAATTAACTCAAAGCCACTTGTTAAAGTAAACAAGCCTGTACAGTCTATTTCGCTAACATTAGTTACATCTATTTCATTTCGGCTAAATGATGCGTAATTGCCACTTGTAGAGTTAAATGATCTAAACGATATAATATATATCTGATCGCCTGCAGAAGCAGGATTTGCAAGAGTTACTGTGCCTGTTGCCCCACCTGTATCAGTAAATTCTGAATTGTCTAACAATAGTCCATTTTGCATGACCCAACAATTATTAATAATATATCCCGAACTACGAGTTACAGTAAAGACTGTCTGATTAGCAGTAGCCACAAATTGTTCTTCTGAATAGTAGAAATTATCAGGGGGTGCAAAACCTACGACTCGACCATAAATATCAATAGTTAGGGTTGCGACTGAACTTGTCTGCTGATATGGACCACCAAAATTTAGGAATGGTTTAAGAGCCGCTACAATCTTGCCATTAGCATTATTAACCACATCAATTTCGCCTGTGCCTACGCTAGTTGTTCCTGTCTGAATTAACTGTCCTGTTCTTTCATCTAAATCAATAATATTTGTGCCATCAGGCAATGCAGACCAAATAGAAGGGTCAAATATAGATGCTTGTGTAAGAACAAACGCACCACCACCACCTGCAAACCCTGCAAAACCTGTATCAAAACTAAATTTACGACCTGTTCTATTTGTATAACCTAAAAATATGTTTGTGCCAAAAGCAGGATCAGCAAGATACCATGTGTATAAAGCAGGATCAGAAGGTGGAGTAATACTTATTTGATTGCACAATCCATAATAAGTTTTATTTGTAGGGCTAAAACTAAATCCTGCCCCTGCTAGGCTTGTGCCATACGCTACGGCTAAATACCTATCTGTATATTGGAATGTACTTGGTCGCCATCTAAATAAAGTGCTTGCAGGACTATAAGCAGAACTAGCAAGACTATTAACCATGCGAGTAAAGAAATACCAATCGCCTGAAGGAATATTAGCAAGAAATACTGTAGGCAATACAGTATTAGTATTCCAAGGAGTTCCATTTGATTGAACTTCACTTGTACCTGCAAAATACATCTGTGTCTGCAATGGATTGCTATATGCTGAATACCATATTTCAGCATATTGAATAATGCCTGATTGAGAAGTTGTAATAACTACACCAAAAGAAGGATTAGTAGCAGTAGGGTATTGAGCAGTAATAATTGGGGCAGGAATAGTTCCAAAAAATGTTGGATCACCTATACCTGTATTGGGTGCAGGTTGGAATTGCGTAATATTGGTATCGTCATAAACTGTAGGATTAAATTCGCTAAGATTCAACTTAACAATAATTGCACCATCATCAGTAAATGTCTGCGATAGTTTTGTAATCCTAAATAGTTTATCTACCCATCCATAATTGCTATTAGTTACAGTTACTACATCACCTGCATCTAATTCAAGACCAATAAAATTAACATCCACACTTACTTGTAAATCTTCTCTGCCTGATTTTAAAGTTCTAGTTGCTATGTATTGAGCCTGAACATCATTGTTTACTAATGGCAGACTTAACGATACTTTATTGACAGGCTCATTTGGGTATAACAAAGCAGGGTCAATTTGTGCCAAATCAAATGTAGTTGAGTTAAATGCATCTTGATTAGACTCATCAGGAAATTTGCATTCCACAACATTGTATGAACCTGCAATATCTAAAGGACTAATAGTAATAGAAGAAACCATATTACTATCATTAATGTTCATGGCTACTGTATATGTCGGGCTTTGAACAATTACTCCCCATTTGCCTGACACTTCATTGTATTTAAGCAAACAATCGCAACAAGATGTCATATCTTGCAGGTTGTTCATAATAGTTCTATTAGTGTCTATTAATCCATTAAATTTAAATCGTGGTTGTGTTGCAGGCAAACCGCCTGAATCAGTATAAGCAAATGATTGATTTGAATAAGTAGTTAATGCAGTAAGGCTTGTAGTATCTATTTGACTTAAAGGAATAGATGCACCATACCGAGTATTAATTAAATAATCATAGAAACAATCGCCTGTATTTGTGCGACTATTGGTTACTTGGAATTTGGTTTGCTCAATGCCACGAACATTGGCAGATTGACTATAAGTTAATTTAACAATGGCAAATGCACAGTTACTCATTAACTTAGTGTTGTCCCATTGATACACTAAATTAGCATTACTCATTACATCTATTGCACTACCTGTTCCCCTTGCAGGTGTAGCAGAGCCATTAGGATATAAATAAAATTCTATGCGACCTGTGACAGTTGTATCTACAATTCCTGTAGATTCATCTAACAAACCTGTAATGCTAGAACTTGTGCTATTAGTAAATTGAACTAATTTACCACCATAGTAAACATTTCCAAAAGTAATTGTGTCAGGAGTTTGTCCTGCATTTGTGCTAGTTACTTCACAAATAGAAATTACATAATACAGTTGTTGGTTGTCGCTTGTAATACTTAAATCAGTAATTGTTCCACCTACATAAGAAGAACCATAAACAACAGGAAGTTTGTTATCAGTAGCAGGTGGCACTTGTTGGTTGTTGCCCGGATTAGGGCTTGAGCCTGCACCAAAATCGCCCGATGGTTGATTAGGAGAAAAGAACGCTTTAGATACAACAGTAGCAACAATCATATTAATTGCAAATGCAGTAACCGCTACATAAGTAGCAGACAAATATCCTGCAGTTACTAATGCAGTTGCAATAGTCATCCCGACAGCAAACGCTGATCCTGCAAAAGTTAGCAAGACTGTTGCTATGGCTAGTTTACTGTATCCAAGTTTCATCTAATTTATTAAACCCAAATTTGTCATACTTAATATTAGGACTACTTACCATTTTGGCTATGGAAAAAAACTTAATACGACCTTGTTCTTTAAGTTGCTTTCCATAATCAATATATTCTTTTAACAATCTATAACCTACTGTTGTATTTCTATATTCAGGCTTAACATACCAAGCCAATTCATACATCTGAAATGTTCTATCACACCAAGCAGTATGTGTAATTATTGCCATTAGCAATCCTTTTCCTTGCTCTAAAAACACAACTCCTTGCCCTGCTATTATGCTATCTAACAATTTGTTCCAATAAACAATATTGTCTAAATGCTTGTAATGTTCTATTTCTGCTTCTGCTCTAAATAGTTGCATCATTTCTATTATTTCTGTTTTATCATATTTTGTGGCTTTTCTAATCATGAATTTGGACTTGCACCTTTTCCAAAGTAATAATTAATGTTAGTAATAAATGACACACGATCCATGCTTGTGTCGTTAGGTGCAAAAAACTGCCATGAATTGTCATTGGTATAACGACCTGCAACACGATTCTGTAAAATAAGTTGTATAGATGATGCAGATACAGTTATTACACCAACAAACATACGCACATCTTCCATCCATTGTTCGCTAATAGAAAATGAACTAATGTAGCCATTAAAGTATTGATACAAACCACCTTGACCACCTGCAGTAATCAAAGCACCATTAGTATCAAAAAAACCTTTCCACGCTTGTATTTGACTGCCTTTAATTTGTTGCCCTAATACAAAGCCAAGCATAGCAGTATCAATACCTACAAGAGTAAATGTAGTTTCATTGGCAGTAGATTTAATATCTCGCTGAACATCACCAACACGCACTAATTGACCAAGTGCATTAAATGGTTGTGCATCTACAACAGATATAGTCAATGACGATGGTGCAGTAGAAAAACGATATGTTCCATCAGGACTTATAACCCTTACAAAATCGGCATATCTTATATTGTTTGTATTTTCTACAGGTGTTATAACTTCACTCATAGCACACTTTCAAATGCAGAAAAATTACCTGACCATTGAATAAATGAATCATTTGTCATAGGCACAAGTGTATATGTAGGGTATTCCCTAAGAATTACAGGAAATGTAACACCTGTATAAGGACTACCACCTAGTGATATAGTTGTTCCATATTGACCTATGACTGCACCTACAGGACTTGTAAGAGTTGTAATAAGATTTCTATGCACAGGAATATTAACTGTAGAGCCATTACCTCTTGTTACATTAGCAGTTGCAATATAAGCATATCTTCCTACTTGACAAAAATCGCCTACTTTTACTATAAAAGCACTAGAACTAATGCTAGGCAAAGAACCTAACACAAGTGTTTTGTTTGCAGAACTTGTTTGCCATTCAGTAGCATCTATTTGTCCTGCAGTCATATCACCTTGGTAAGCAATATAGTTTTCCCAACCTGTAGCACCAAAGTTTAAATATTGCTCTAAAGATTTATCAGGAATACGCAAAGAATTTAGTAACACTCTATTTTGACTATATAACAAATAATTCATAGGTTTCATCTCAAAAGCAAATGGCACAACAGTTGTAATTTCTGAAGTGCTAATGCGTTGATTTCGGCTAACGACTTGACCAACAAAACGATGGTCATTAATGCCTACTGATTCGCTAATAGAAAGAATGGTTGTAAGGCTCATAATTTATCTCGATGTAGGCATACCACGACTAGCAGATTGGTTTGCAGACCAAACTGCTAATTTATTTTGTGCAAGGAATTGCGTTGCAGACTGTGTATCAATAGCAGACATCTGATTAATGTATGGTCCATTATAAACAATGGTAGGTTGTTGATTGTTCATGCCTGACATTTGTTGATTAGGTATTACAGTTCCACTTCTTTGTGGAATAAATAATTCAGGACCATTTTCACCAACAATAGTTGGTCCACTAATCATTCCACCATCTGCCGCCATACCTATGCCACCATAAGTAGGGCTTACAAAACTGCCTGTTGCCCCTGCACTTGCACCACCACCAAATAATCCACCAAATATTCCACCAAGACCACCACCCATGCTACTAAACATTTGCATAGCAGACATTCTTAATTGAATCTTAATAAGGTCTTTAATTACACTTTCTGCAAAGTTACTAAATGAAAATTTACCTGTTTCTACAAAAGTATCTATAGCAGATGTCATATTTCCTGTAAATGACTTAAACATATCTTCGCCTAACTTGCCATAGTTATAAGCATCTTCTGCAAATTGAGCAAAGGCTTTATTCCATCCAAACTCAAAAGTGCGTTGGGCTTGTATGCTTGATGTTTCAATAATTCTTGCACCATCTACATATTGTTGGCTTAATCTTTGAACTTCTGCAATCTCATCATCATAGACTTTTTTTAGTTTTTCAATATCTTTAGGATCAGCACGACCAATAGCATCTTCACGCTTTTTGGTTATTTCATCTATCTTTTGGCTAGTAGAAATAAGAACTTGGTTAATTGCTTCTTGAATTCGTCTTTCATCTTCGGTCATGCCAACCATTTGATTTCTAATGGCTAATTGGGCTAATGAAAAAGATTGTTGTCTTTCATATTCAACAGAAATGAGTTTTGCAACACGCATCATTTCATTCATTTTTTTTACTTCAGGACTTTCTTTTACTTCGGCAACTGCAGGTCCTTTTGGTTGTTCTATTTTTTTTGTTTCTTCTAATTCTCTACGATATTGCCTAATAGCATGAAGTTGTAATTTAAGATTATTCTCAATGTTCATTTGTGAACGCTGAAAATCTTCAAAGGTTATTTTTCCTCTTAATAAATCCCAAGCATTACCCATTGATTCAATAGCATTATTGGCATAACGCAAAGCACCTGCCATGCCATAAATAATGTTACTTATGGCTTCAAATGTTTTTTCTGCAAATCCACCTTTTACATTGATAGCATCAAATAAAGCATTTACTGCAGGCATTACTTGCTGAGTAAAACTAAGGCTTATCATTTGCGATTTTTGTGCTAACTTATCATTAAGTTCTGCCGCTATTCTTATTGCGTTTTCATACTTTTGAAATTCTTCAACACTTTGTGCCATTTGAGTATTGAAGCCATTCATATCTACAGAACGCATACCTTTGCCAAACAGATCTAATTTTGTTCCTGTTTGTGTAGCCTTTTCGCCTACTTTGGCAAGACCTTCTGTGGTTTTTTGTAACAATTCTTCGACAGAAAGTTTAGTTAAATCATTTAATGACACTCCTGCTTTAGCAAAAGCATCTTGCATTTTTTGACTGCCACTTGCCGCCTCATCAATGCTTTGAGTAAATTTAACTAATACCTTACCTGCATCATCTGCCCTGCCACCTGACATGGTTAGGGCTTGGCTCATCTGTGTAATTCGGGCTATAGATACGCTAGTAGCATCAGATAGGTCTGACATTTCGTCAGCAAACTGCATGGCTTTGTAGGTCATAGCACCAAGTGCCGCAGTAGCAACTGCACCTGCTTTCATAGCAAACTGACCAATATCGCCTAGTTTTCTTTTGGCAGATTCAATACCTTTTGTAAATTCAGCAGTATCGATGCCTAAGACCACCCCTAGTCGTGCTATGTTTTGTGCCATCTACTTATCTCCAAATAA